TTACAACACTACCAGTAAGACTAACTGCTGTACCATTAGTGCTATATGCAGATACTGGCTCTTGTCTTACATTATTTATATACAAAGCTATGTCATTGGCATTAGCTACTGCATGAGTTAATGTAAGGCTTGTGCCACTAGCACCAGTTAAGTCTTGCTTTATAAGACTTGTAAATGCTGTATCTGCTTGGTTTCCTATATATGCCATTATTCGCTAATCGAATCCACTCTTGAAACCCAGACATCTAAACTAGATGCTGTGCTTGATTGAAAAAACATTCTGTCTCCATTTTGTACGACCATCTTTGCACCACCATCTAACAGTTGTAGTGACGATCCACTTGGAATTGGTGCATCTTTTATTATGTAATGTACGTTCGTAACTGTGATTGAGTTACCCATTCCAGTATGAGGAGCAGCACAATAATAATATAAGGTTGATGCCGTTGTTGATGATGTTGTAATTACAACCTTTGCACCAGCTTGCCCTGGTGTTCCAGTTATTGTTACTCCATCTGTAATAATAGAGCTATTGGCTCCTTCAGCTTCTGTAGCAAATCGTAGAACATGTGTAGCATTACTGGCATCACTTACATCAAATGTATATGTAAATCCTTTATATAAAGTAAGTACTGGTTTAGTTTGACCATCAATTATAAAATTACCACCTGATACAGTTACTGCAAATGTAAAGTCAGCACCATAACTCAGAACACTTGAAGTCATAAAACATGATGCCGTTATAGCATTGGCACTTGTGTTTGCCATGTTAATACCAATGATCGTGTCATCAGAATTAAAATCTGCACCACTAGGAATATCATCAGGTATTGTACCTATCCCAGTTAGTATATCTCGTTCAAAGTCTTGAGCCATATTTTACTCCCTTATAGAGCCACAGCCATTGCTGTAGCAAATCCCTTAGTTGAAAATGATGATGTATCTGCTGCTTCGATTGCTACCCAGGCAGTGCCATTATAAAATTTTAAATTTTGACTAGATGAATTGTAATACAAGTCTCCTGCACTTACTGTACCACCACTAGGATCAGAAGAATGAGTTCCTTGATATACGTTAGAAAAATCTGTGGCATTAGTTTCTGCTTGTTGTGCATAATACTTTGCAGAATACAATGTACCATCTACTGTACCAGCAGTATAAGTTGCCCAATCTTTTGCAGAATGTTTGCCAGTATTAGAACCTCTATCTATTGCTCCAACTGCATAACCTTTTGCAGAATATTCATCTCCACTATTAACATGAACTGTTGCACTAGGATTTGTTCCACCACCTAACGCCCATTCTTTAGATGAACCACTTACGTCAGTTACACCAGTACCACCAAGAGCGTGTGCTTCAGAACTAAATTTACCTGTACTACTTACAACCTCACCAGTTGTCTTTGTTGCAAAATCTTCTGCTAGTTGGACATTAACAGTTGCACTTGCCGCAGACGTTGCACTTGCAGCAGCTTCTCCAGCTTTTGTTGTCGCAGTTGCAGCAGCTGCAGTAGCAGTAGCAGCATCTACTAATAGTGACCATTTAGCAGCATCTGCGTTTGATGTTAATGGCTGTGACCCACTAGATGTATGAGCTGTAATAGCAATAAATATATTATTTGTGCTTGTGTCTTTTACAATATCTCTTTGAGCGTAAGTTGTACCAGCTGACCAATTACCTCTAACTGATCCTAATTCTTGTGTAATAGATAACTCACCACTACTGTCAAAGGCTAATACTTTACTAGCTCTATCTGTTGATGAGGTGGTAAATTCTGTAGAAGCCATAGTATTCGTACGAGATAACTTAATGGTTCTATTTATTTCTTCCTGCTGTTGTTGTGTAATAAATGTCAATCTATCTAACGCATCTTCATGGCTTTCTGCTGGAAAAGGATCGTTAGCTGTGTAATCTGTAGTCTGTGTTTGAGCTATGTTTCTTCTAATAACAACAGTAACTCCACTAGCAGGAGCACTTACAAAAACAACATTACCACCACTTGTATTACCTGCATTCGTTACTGAATAATGCGTTGTTAGTTCTTGTACTGTTTCTGTACCTGTAGATGATCTTAATATTACAGTTAAATCTGCGTCTGCGAATATCTTAAAATCATAAGGGAAGGTAACATTACTGCCATCACCATTGTGACTTTTAATTGTTTTTGTGCTACTAACTGTCATAATAACTCTCCAATAGCAGAAAATGGAATACAAGTCCACTTTCTCGTTAATAATATATCATTTTGTAAATTAATCAAATTCATTTTAATCAACCTTTGCTGATTCAGGTAAATCTTCAAACATCTTGTTCATAACATTTTTTATTCCTATTGCATTTTGAAACGGAACCAAAGATCTCAATGCCCTACCTTGTGATTGTGACATTTGATACTCGTCATTTAATATCGCCCTGCTTATGCCCTGCACACCTTTTAAACCAGTGTCTAAAAGCTGAACTGATGGCACACCACTTATTAAACCTGTTGCTAATCCTGTTGTTCTGCCATAAGAAAACACTGGATCTTCACCGAAAAATGGAGCACCTGTATCTATTAAAGCAGGGAATAATGATGCCCATGAACTTCTTTGAAATGCTGCTTTACCTATTTCTAAAGGTGTTAATCTTTCTTGTAAAAATTCTTGTTTGTCATCTCTTAATACAGCGTTAGCGTGTGTTTGTGCAACATAAGATAACCCAGCAAAAAATGATGAGTACATCATTGCAGAATATGCAGCAAAGTCATTACGTCTTATATTATGTAAAAATTGTTTAGAATAAGACACAAGCATAAATGTTCTAAACTGACTGACCATTTTACCTAGTGTGCTTGTCATATGTATGTTTAAGTTACCTACGTCATTTTGTTGTATGCTTTGTCTGGTCCATCTAGTGACAGCTAATGTAAAAGCATCTCTTGCTTCTATGTCATCCCAAGCATCAAGATTAGTTCTTTTAATTTTTCTGCCTTTAAAAAACACTGATGGACTCGTAACTGTTTTTTCTCTTATTTGTTGGAAAACTCGTTGTGCCATTTCAGGCTTTAATCCAAGACTTTCCATACGTTTAGCTATGTCTTGTTCTAATGTACCTCTACCAATTTTTTTAAAATTTATTTTTTTTATTCCAAAAGCTAAATCTGTCAAAGATTGAACGGCAATCCTACCTGTTGCTCTTTCCATTGCTAATGTTATTGGAGCCATACCAGACATATCTGCTGTTATTCTTTTTAATGGCTGTATAGCTGCACCTGCTCTATCAATAAAATCACCTCTGCCCTGCACATAAATATCATGTGCATCATATCTGTTCATAGCTTGATGTATTCTTCTATCAACACCAATACCTGCAAATGCTTCTAAGTCTCTTGCTACAGCATCTTCTAGTTCACCATTTTGCGTTCTTTTGAGCATAGATTTTAATTCAGGTATTACTCTTATCAATCCTTTAATACCATCTACCGAAACAGCATTTCCTAATTCAGCTACTTGTGCAAAACCTACTTGGTTCATAACTCTTATAAAGTTATAATCCATCAACAGTCTTGCTAATCTATTTGCATCAGAAGTTGGGTCTTGTATCATGTCTTTTGGTGGTCTGCCCAAAATCATGTCATACATAACATTTAATTTTTTTATGTCCTTTTGTGCTGTATCTTGACCTTTTTTACCTAAACGACCACCTTCTTCAGCTATTGTGTCTGTTAGTTTTTTGAAGTCAGCATCACTGGCAATACCTTTTTGTGCAAAAGCAATTCTACCTGTCATTTGATTTACATAAGAATTAAACACTTGCTCTGCATCTCTGTTCATTAAATCCTTAACAGAGACAGTTTCACCTCTTGATGTCATTGCAAAATTAACATCAAACTTTAATCGTTTTTTTGCTCTTGATGGCACGCCTTCTGGTTTAAAATGTAATAAATTTACTAAATTTTCTGCTTCTACTTCAGATAATATTTCTTCTTCAATTAATAAATCCTTTAAAAAATCTTTGTTAGATGTG